AACTGATTGTGCAGGTAAAAAGGAGTGTACAAATGAATAGATTTTTGATTGAGCATCACCCTGATGCAATAGCCAAGTCATTGTGTGACCAACACATTGTGAAGATGCCATTAGAAGAAGCACAGATGCTATGCACCGCTGTATGGCATCATAACCCTAGCTTTGCAGAGTTTGCAGGTTTGTATAAACCTGTGCATCAGAAACACCCATGCACATTATGGGCAATGGAAACAAGGTCAAACTTTGACTATGCTTATAACTTATATACGGCTATGCTATGTGAGTACCATGAAAGATATGGTAAGTGGCATGGTGCAGGTAAACATAGCAGAGCCTTAAATTGTGCAAGACAATTTATTCCAGATGGTGACATCACACCACACCCACAATGCTTCAGTGCGCTTGACCATCTAAAGACAGATGAACATTGGCCTGTTGCAGCTTATCGTGCCTTTTACAAGGTTGACAAGATTAAGTTTGCCAGCTATAACAAAGGACGTAGTATGCCACATTGGATGAAAGGAGAAGTAGCATGAACATAACACACGAAGAAAGAGTAGAGTTTCTAAAGGCTCACAATGACTTGAAGAATATAGTTCAGACATTACATGAGTGTACTGATTTATGGATGTCTGATGTAGGTAAGCTAGAAAAAATTGAATGCTTACTACACAGAGTGATGAAGTTTGTGCCTCAGATGGATGATGAGGGCAGACCAAAGTATTACGCAGACTATGTACTTGAAGAACTAGAGGAGAAAGAGTAATGGATGTAGCAAGTTTTGTAATAGGCATGTTCATAGTTGACTTACTAATTGAACTTATGCTATAAGATAGTATCACTTAACGAAAGGAGAAAGATATGCCATTAGATTTTGTAAACAATATAATTGACGCAGTGCCAGTTGACTTAGACTTTGATGTAAAGTTTGAACCAACCAAAGTGCGTGATAAGAAGTATGTAATCAACGGTGACACTGGTGAATACATAGGAGTAGTAGGTGACAGCTTCAACTGTGCATCACACAAGGATTTCTTTCACGGTGTACAAGACACTATGATTGAGAACCTATCTGACACGCAGCTTGAGGGGGCAGTGGTAAACTGGCGTGATGCACGTTCCAATGCTTGGGCTATGATGGATGTAACATTTCCAAATGTAAAGAGCCTTATCCAGACAGACAAACATGCAAGCGTTATATCGCCACGCATTATTGCTCTGCATGGTATTGACGGTAGCTGTTCCAATCAGGTATTCTTTGGAGAGATTGACTTCTTCTGCCTGAATGGTATGATACGTGGAGACCACGACAAGGTACGCAGAAAGAACACGTCCAACTTTAGCATGGACAGGTTCATCTCTGACCTACGTAAGTCACGTCAGGACTTTGACACACGGACTACACAGCTACAGCGTTGGGCTGAGACTAGCCTGATGTCGGTAGATGTACGGGCTTTCTTAGAAAAGTTACTGAAGTCTGACCGTGCGGCAGACAAGATGTTTACCTTGTACAATCAAGAAGTTAGTGTGCGTGGACGTAATGTGTGGGCATTGTATTCTGCCTTTACAAACTATGCTACATACGCAGATGAACGCAACGGTTTTGAGATGCGTAACACAGGCAACGATACTGTCGCTATGACTATGTTCAACAGAGAGAACAAAGTGTCACAGTGGGTAAACAGTAACGAGTTCAAACAACTAGCAGCATAGAAAGGAGGTGCCCCATGTTGACATTAGACAGTGCAATGGGTATGTTCATCGGACTTGCAGTGGGTGATGCGCTTGGCGCACCCCTAGAGTTCATGCGTAGTAGAGAGCCAGATGAATATATTACAAAATATATGAGGGGTGGACATCATAACATGGACAATGGTGAGTGGACTGACGATACAGCTATGGCATTAGGCATGGCACAGTCTTTCATCGACAATGATGGTGAATTTAATCCTGCTGACATCATGCACAACTGGTCACGCTGGTACAATGCAGGTGAGTTTATACCAAGAGAGAAATGCTTTGACATTGGTAATACAACACAACGTGCTATTGATAAGTATGACAAAAACAATACGGTGTACAACGGACTATCACTTGACACTGAATCAGGTAACGGTGCGCTGATGCGACTTGCACCTGTGGTCATGGTATCCACAACACCGGAACGTGCAATGGAGTTAGCTGTAGCACAGACAATTATGACACATGGTAGCCCGACAGCTATCGAGTATAGCCGTGTGTTTGCACATGAACTGTGGCATGGTGACGCATTGCAAAGATATAGAAAATACAGGTTGCCTTTAGACATTAACCGTGAGAAGGTTATGTCAGGCGGTTACGTAGTAGAAACATATCAGTGTGCTATGTGGGCTTTCATGACTACGAATAACTTTGCTGATTGTATTATCAAGGCAGTTAATCGTGGGCATGATAGTGACACCTGCGGTGCAGTAGCTGGCATGATAGCTGGCGCACATTATGGGTACAAAGGTATACCAAAACGGTTCACAGAAGAACTTGCATGGCACGATGAGTTACGTAGAGCAGCACTGAAGCTGCATCAGTTAAGGAGATAACATGAAGTTACAAAAGCTAATACATGATTACACTTCTTCCTATGATTACAAGCAGTTGCGTGATGAAACTAAAGCACAATATAAATACTTTCTGAACGTAATGCTAGAAACAAAAGTTGATGGAGTGCAACTTTTTTCTTTGGAGTGTGACAAAATTACAACACGTATGGCAAAGACAGCGTACAATGAATGGTGTGAACGTGGCATACATCTTGCCAATCACACCATCTCTGTTACACGCATCGTGTTTAATCACGGTGTGCGTGAGGAACTCTGTATGACCAATCCCTTTGCTATCGTGCGTAAACGAGCCGCTGAGAAGCGTAAGGTTGTTTGGGGTAGGGAGGATGTACAAAAGTTCTTAGACGTAGCCTACAGCGATTTTAGGTGGCGTAACATAGGATTGATTGCACAGATGGCATACGAATGGTGTCAACGTCTGGGTGATATGCGTATGCTCACATGGGATAGTGTCAATCTGGTTGACCAGACTGTGCATATTGAGCAGTCCAAACGTAGAGCAGAAGTGTTCTTGCCTATATCAGATGAGTTGCATCAGATGTTAGTGCAACAGAACGAAGACTTTGGCTTTCAGGATTATGTAGCACCAAGACCTAGACCAATACGAGGTGTCTACCAACCATACACGTTGCACAAACTACCGTTATATGCACGTGAGATTATGGATGAGGCTGGGTTGCCAAAGGAACTACGCCTATCAGATTTACGTAGGACAGGTACAACTGAGATGGTAGATGCGGGTGTCGGTATCGGACAGATAATGTCGGTTACAGGACATGCTAATGCACAATCGGTCACACCTTATCTAAAAAATACACTGACCAGTGCTGATTATGCATTGACACAGCGTAAAAATCATGGTACAAGTACACCAAGTGCCGCAAAGGAAAGTGATTAATACATGAATAATATATATAACACTATAAGTGATATAGATATACCTAATGGAACTACAAAAAGAATGAATTGTCCTGAGTGTAATGGGTACAAGACATTTACAGTGACCAATAACATGGGTTCACTTGTATGGAATTGTTACAAGGCTTCCTGTGGTACTAAGGGTGGTACTCGTGTTCACTTATCAATGGACGATATACGTGCTGGCTTTGCTGGTGCTAAAGAATACGCATCTGATGTACCATTTGTACTGCCTGACTATGTTGTACCACACAACAATCGTAGTGAGATATTGACATATGCAGAGCAGTGGAATATAAATGCAGACGAACTTGGATTGATGTATGATGCGAAAGAGAACAGAGTGGTGTTCCCCGTTGTACATCGGGGTAAGATGGTTGATGCTACAGGTCGCACACTATCTACCCGATTACCGAAGTGGAAACGCTACGGTAAAAGCACCTTGCCTTTTTCATTTGGTTATGGTAGGGTAGCTGTAGTTGTTGAGGACTGTGTGAGTGCCGCAGTTGTAGGTAACGATGTGTTTGTTGGTGTTGCTGTGTTGGGAACATCGTTATCCGAAGGACACAAGAGGTATCTTGCACAGTTCTCGACTGCTATCATTGCATTAGACCCTGATGCTTTACCAAAGACATTAGCATTTGCAAAAGAATTGAGAGGTCACGTATCTAACGTCAAGGTGTTACGCTTGACAGATGACTTGAAGTACCGTAACAAAGAGGACATGGACAATTTAATTGAGATAGGAGATACGAATGGAATTATCACTGGTTAGAAGTTTGATGGATAAAGGGTTCTACGATGACCATCGTGGCGCACGTTGTCCTGACAGACTGTTCAGCAAAGATGTACGCAAGATAAAGCAGACAGTTGATACTGCTATGCAGCGTTACGAGCGTACTGTAACACCAGATGAGGTTGAGGCATTGTTTATGTCTAACAACCCGACACTGACTACAGCACAGAAGCAAGCATACTCTGCTCTGTTTCACAACATCAAGAAAGAGACACCGCTGGGTGGTGACATTGCAGGTGAGGTATTGTCTAAGCTGTTTCAACAAGTGGTTGGAGAAGACATTGCCAACCTTGGATTTGATTATGTCAATGGTGACAAGGCTACACTTGAACCCTTGCGTAATCTATTAGAGCAGTACAGCGATGACTTTACGCCTGACCTGAAGGTTGAATGGGATGACATTGACCTTGACACATTGATGTCAAAGGCTGACCTTGAGGCACGGTGGACGTTCAACATTCCTAGCCTGACACGTAAGGTGGAAGGAGTAAATGCTGGACACCTGATTGAGATTGGTGCAAGACCAAATACAGGCAAGACATCTTTTCATGCCAGCTTGATTGCCAGCCCCGGCGGGTTTGCACATCAAGGTGCTAACTGTATTGTGTTGTGTAACGAAGAAGGTTATCATCGTGTGGGTGCAAGATACCTGACTGCCGCTACAGGCATGACAATGCGTGATATTAAAAACAACGCAAGCAAGGCACGTGATTTATATCAGCCCGTAAAAGAACGCATCAAGATTAAAGATGCTACTGGTCGTGACATGGCATGGGTAGAGTCCATATGTAAGACATACAAGCCAGACATTGTACTGCTTGATATGGGTGACAAGTTTGCCAAGGGTGGATATGCAAGACAAGATGAGGCATTGAAAGCTAACGCTGTTCATGCTCGTCAGATTGCAAAGGAACATGAGTGCGCTATGTTTTACATGTCTCAGCTATCAGCAGAGGCAGAGGGTAAGGTACTGCTCAATCAGTCGATGATGGAAGGTTCACGCACAGGCAAGGCAGCAGAGGCTGACCTTATGGTACTGATTGCTAAGAACCCTGTTGTCGATGGGCAAGAAGAAGAGGACACGCAGCGTCATCTGAACGTAGTAAAAAATAAGTTGACAGGGTGGCATGGTGTGGTACACTGTGAACTGGATTATAAGACAGCGAGGTATGAAGCATAATGAAATTAGTATTAGACGTAGAAAATACAGTGACGCATCGTAATGGTAAGATGCATCTTGACCCCTTTGAGCCAGACAATTCACTAACTATGATTGGTGTGTTAACTGACCAAGGTGTTGAGAGACACTTTCCATTTGACCATGCAGATGTTCCCAATCAAAAAGATTACCATGAGCGTGTGCAATGGTTTTTAGATGAGGCAACTGTACTCATCATGCACAATGCAGCACACGACTTGCTGTGGCTATGGGAGTCAGGATTTAAGTATGATGGCCCTGTGTTTGACACAATGCTTGCTGAGTATGTGCTACAGCGTGGGCAGAAAAAACCTTTGTCTCTTGAAGCTTGTGCAGAAAGATATGAATTAGATACAAAGAAACAAGACACTCTTAAAGAATACTTTGCCAAGGGGTATAGCACACGTACAATACCTTATAATGAGTTGACTGAATATTTGTCTGCTGACCTTCATGCTACACAGGAATTATCTGATAAGCTGATGTATAGACTAAACACTACAGACAGTAGGTTATATGACACAGTTACTCTCACCAATCAGGTTTGTGTTTCACTGTCACGTATTTATCAAACAGGATTTACTGTTGACAAGGATGCATTAGATAGTGTAAAACAAGAGTATGAAGAAGAACGAGAACAGTTAGTAAAGGATTTGCAAAAGCATGTTCGTAATCTGATGGGTGATACACCTATCAATCTGAATAGTCCAGAGCAGTTGTCATGGGTTATCTATTCACGTAAGGTCAAAGATAAAACGTATTGGGCTAATACGATTGACCCTTACATGGATGACACAGACTTCCGCACTCTCCTGTCCAGTGGCACAGAGCGTCTGTACAAAACCAAAGCGGTTCAATGTACAGATTGCTCTGGGTCTGGATATATAACTAAGACAAAGAAGGATGGCACACCATATGCAAGACCTAATCGTTGCCCTACTTGTAATACTGCAGGGTTTTTGTTCAATTCCACAAGCGAGATTGCTGGCCTCAAGTTTAAGCCACCATCATCTAAGTGGGCTAGTGCGAATGGTTTCAGCACAAGTAAGCAGAATCTTGAAACACTTGGTAACATAGCCAAGGCAAAAGGTATGACAGATGCAGCAGAGTTTCTGTCTAAGGTCAGGCGTTTGAGTGCCGTTGATACATATCTATCCTCATTCGTTGAGGGTATACGTACATACACTAAGAGTGATGGTAAGTTGCATGTTCGTTTATTGCAGCACCGCACACAAACTGGTCGTCTCTCTGGGGCTGACCCTAACATGCAGAACATGCCACGTGGTGGTACGTTTCCTGTAAAGAAAGTATTTATTTCACGCTGGAAAGAGGGCAAGATACTTGAGGCTGACTTTGCACAGTTAGAGTTTCGAGCAGCCGCTTTCCTATCACAAGATGGAGTTGCAATTGAAGAAGTTTCTACTGGATTTGATGTACACAGTTACACCGCTAAAGTTATTAGTGAAGCTGGTCAGCCTACGAATAGACAGGATGCAAAAGCGCACACCTTTGCGCCCCTTTACGGGGCAACGGGGTACGGA